TTAGACGTTTTGGCGCAGAGAAGTGTAAAATAGTCGATTTAAGACCGTTTAAGGATGCTAATGAGGTTTTGGTTAAGGAAGGTGTAGAAAGTCTCCGTAATCGCCTTAAAATGGCTGAAGCGCCCAAAGTAGAAGGTGTTTTTGATGTTGATGATGTTGTTGAGTCTATGATGGATGGTTTTGAGAATGGTCAAGAAAGAGGTTCAAGTACATACATTCCTCACATAGATAGGGCTTGGACTTGGAGAATGGGCGAGGTTAATATATGGACTGGGTATCAGAATGAAGGAAAGTCTTTGCTTTTGAACCAGCTTGCTACTGTTAAAGCATTTCACGATGGTTGGAAGTTTGGAGTGTTTAGTCCAGAGAATATGCCGATGAAAGACTTTTTTAACGACATTGTAGAGATGTACATTGGTAAGAGTGCTGACCCATATTACAAGAATAATCAGATGACAAAGGATGAGTATTATGAGGCGATTAACTTTGTAAAGAAGCACTTTTTCTTAATATACCCAAGAAAGAACTTTAACTTGGATTCTATATTTGATAGAGCAAAGTTTCTTGTTAAGACAAAGGGTATTCGTTCCTTAATCATTGACCCATACAATACGGTACAGCATAAGATGTACAAGGGAGAGCGTGAAGATTTATATATAAGTCGTTTCATGAGTGAGTTAAAGAGATTTGCTATTGAGAATCACATATCTGTAAATTTAGTGGCGCATCAAGTTACACCACAAAAAGATGAAAGTGGCAGATATTACAAGCCTGATGTGAATAGAATTAAGGGTGGCGGTACGTTTTCAGACAAGGCAGATAACGTGATGTTTGTATGGAGGCCTAATCGTGCTTTGGATTTCTCGGATACAAGCGTTATCTTTGGTTCACAAAAGATTAAGAAGCAAAAGCTAGTTGGTATTCCACAGGATGTGGAGGGCATCAATTTTAACATAAGAGAACAAAGGTATTACTTTGATGGATACACACCATTTAAGGATATAGATGTTTTAAGATGCGAAAAAAAGCAAGAGTAGATGCAAACCAAAAAGAAGTAGTAAAACAATTAAGAGATTTAGGCGTTTCAGTCTTACACACCCATCAGTTGGGTAGAGGTGCGCCAGACTTAATATTAGGGTACAGAAATGAAAACTTTATGATTGAGTTAAAAGACGGAAATAAAACAAAGAGTCAACAGAAGTTAACACCTGATGAGGTAGAATTTCAAGAGAAGTGGAATGGTAATTATGCTGTTTGTAATTCGATTGAACAAATTTTAACTATAATAGATTATGTTGACGAAGGAAGAGTTGTTAGAAAAACTCGCAAATAAGTATGATGATTGGTACAACATGGCGATGTCGTTTAGTATTTCAAGTGAGCAAGCTAAAGAGCTTGTCCAAGAGATGTTTGTTAGGATTTTTGACTATGTTAAAGACCCACAAAAAATTATGTATAATGATACAGAGGTTAATACCTTTTATATTTATATTACGTTAAGAAATTTATATTATGCAAATATACACACAAGCTGCAAAAAGAATCCTATTGTATTTTCAACGGATAAGATTACGGATGATGATTTTAAGGGAATGTATGAGGATAGCTTGGATTCTATCGAAGAAAAGGAAAAAGAAGAAGAGCTATTTAAAAGAGTTGAAACTCTGGTTGAGGATTGGTATTGGTACGACAAAGGTATCTTCAATCTTTATTATCATAGGGGTATGTCTATGAGGGATATTGCCAGAGAAACTAAAATAAGTTTAAGTAGCATATTTAATACATTGAAAAATGCAAAAGAAGCAATCAGAAAAGAAATCACAGGAGATTAAGTCAACAGGTCTTGGCGATACCGTAGAGAAGGTATTTCGTAAGACTGGCATTGATAAATTAGCGAAGGCAGTTCTCGGAGAGGATTGCGGTTGCGATAAGAGGCAGGAAATACTAAATGATTTATTCCCTTACGGTAAATACAATGCACCAACGGATGAAGAGTTAGATACAATTCAATGGTTATTTGAGAGGTCAAGAAACACGATTAGCGGTAGTATGGTTAAAGAGATTTATTCTGTTTATAATCGTATCTTCAAAGATAAATTGCAGCCCACAAATTGCAGCAGTTGTTTCAAGCCTGTAAAGCAAAAACTACTAAAGATACACAATGAGTTTAATAAGTAACAATAGGCGGAATTACAGCAACTCAATAGGAAACAAAGCAGAGCAAGTTTTTTTTGATATTGTTAAGTCTAAAGGGGTAAGTATAGTTAAGTCCAATAGAGAAGATGATATATTTAAGCATATAGACTTTTATGTTAATGATGTTGGTATTGACATCAAAGCTAGAAGGCATTTAGATTGTATATGGCTTGAGAGAACCAATGTTCATGGGAAAAACGGATGGTTAAGAGGTGAGGCGAAATATATAGGTCTGGAGATAGTTGAGTTGGATTCGTTCTGTTTCTTCAAGAGAAGTGATTTACTTGAATATGTAAGTAGATTTACCGAAACAACATCCAGTAAAGATTGTTACTTTAAATGGTACACAAGAAGTGATTGGGAAAGAAAAGACGAAATAATAAAGGTTCGTTATAAAGATATACAACACTTGGAAGTAAAAAGATTGAATTATGCCACTAATTAAACCAAAGAAATACGAGAAGCAGAAAGATTTTGTAGTGCGTTGCATAGGTAATGCCAAAATGGTTTCTGAATATAAAGACATAGACCAGAGAATGGGAGTTTGCTACACCATATGGAAAGAGAACTTCAATCCAAAGAAGTAAAATAGTTAGACTCTTTTTTTGTTTATATTTTGTTAATTACTAAATAGTTTGTATATTTGCTTAAAATAATAAGTAAATGGACAAGTTATTAAGATTCATATTATCCCCCTTAAACTTACTGAAGTTAGTATTTGTAATCGTTCTTGTATTCATATTCTGGATGCTTGAAAGTGTATTGCAGATAATTCACTACATGCTTAACACACCTTTGTCTTGGTTATTGAATAAAATAGAAAAGTTAATTAAGTTACTAATAAAACAAATAAAATGAGTAAATCAAATGAGTTATTTCAGAAGATGCGAGAGCGAGGTTCTCTTGCTCCTGAACAAATAGATAGGATGGAAAGAAGATACCAAGAAGAAATGGAACTTGCCGAGTGGAAGTATTCAGAAGAAGCTAAACAAAAGAGAGAAGAGATTAAGTATGCGCTAAACAAAGTGTTTGAGCAATTTCACCCCATGCAATTTATATCGCCAGAACTAGCAAAAAGAAGAATAGATGAGTAATCAGATAGTTACACTAGACGGAAAGTTTTGGGATAAAGACTCTATCCTAAAGCAAATGGACAACGATGAGTTCTACTATGAATACTTGGGTAAGAACGCCTTGAGTAGTAGTAGTGTGAAGTTACTTAACAAATCGCCTAAAGCATACGCAAAGTCTTTAAGGTTTGCTAACAAGCGAACAAGCGCCATGACTGCTGGGTGGCTTTTACACTTGGCTGTCTTTGAGCCTGAAAAGTTTGGACACCTTAATTGGGTGGATGCTAGCACAAGAAACACCAAGATATATAAGGAGGCGTTTGCTGACAATCCAATGACATTCTTGCGTAAAGAGTATGAAGATACTATGAGACTCGCTGATGCCTTGTATAATAACAATGATGCTGCTCAACTAATTGAAGGATTAGAATATGAGAAGCCAGCTATCGGAAACATTATGTCTATACCTTTTAGGGGTAAAGCTGATGCGCTGAATGTAGGTGAGACTATTGTTGACCTTAAAACAACAACAGGTCTTGCAGAAGGTAGCTTTCCTTATAACTGTAAGAAGTATGGTTATGCAAGTCAAGTATATATTTATTGCAATTTGTTTGGGATAGAATATAAAGATTTTGTATTTTTATGTATAGATAAGGAAACCAAAGACATTGGCGTTTACAATGTAAGTGAAGATTTCTATTATGAAGGAGAGCGATTAGTTGATAATGCGGTTGATGTATTTAAGACTTGGTTTTCTGACAACCCAAAGAATATAGACCAATACACTATAAAAGGAATACTTTGAGAAAAAAGAAACTAACACAGCAAGAGAGAATTAAATCACTTGAAAAGGCAGTAACAACGTTATACGCCATGATTCAAGCGGTAATTCAAAAGTTGCCAGACGATAAAAAAGATGACGTATCACCAAGCTAAAGAAGAGTGCCGAGAGGATGTTTTACTCTCATTGAGAGATGGAATGCTGGTTCTTGAAGAAGTTAAGTTCTTAATAGAATACTTTAAAGATACAGAGCAGTATGAATGCATACAAGGTGCAATGGAAGCGTATGAACAATATAAACAAGAATTAGATGGAATTATCACTAGATTACCTTAAAAAATTAGTAGAGGAAAAGACTGGCGTTAAGCTGGGCGCAAAGACAAGAAAAAGAGAAGTTGTATTTGCTAGAAGAATGTATTACAAGTTGATGAAAGAGTTTTACAAAAAGATGTCTCTTGACTCAATAGGAAAGACATTGCCTTTAAAACAGAATCATGCTACTGTATTGCACCAGATAAATCAATTTGAAATAGACTACGCCCAAGACAAGGTGTTTAGGAATAAGTATAATTCAATACGAAATGAATTTTACGGTCTTGCAGGAGAGCCAGAGATTGATTTAGAAGAAGAGAACATGAGACTTAAACTAGAGGTTTCTGACTTAAAGAAGGAGATTGAGAAGTTGAATAATGATTTAAAGGAAGCTATATCCAATAACATACAACCGAGAAATCAACAGACAAAGGTTTATTACGCCTCTGAAGGGATAAGCGCTTCAATATACTAACAAGACATGAAACTAAAGAAGAATACATTTATAAGGGCATACGCCTACTTTAAAGACCAATTAGCATTGGCAAAAGAAAAAGAAGATAACGAAGATGTGGTTAAGTATTACAATCGCCAGATTGATACATTGATGACTAGGTATTACTCACAGTAAATCAGATAGTTAAACACTTTGGTATGAACTTTATTATTTAAACATGCCAAGACAAAAAAAGAGAAGTCTAATATCAGACGAGAAGAAAGCTGAATTAGGAATACCAATCAAGCCAAAACCAGAGCCGAAAGAGAAGCAACCACACGTTCCATATTCTGATGGAAGAAGGAACAACGGTGCAATAAAAGGAGTGTCCAGAGGGCAAGGGCGAAAGCCTAAAGCCAAAGAAGCGGACATAAAGAACTTTGCGCTAGGTTCAATGAAGCGTGCCTTTGGAAGTGAGAAGAAGGCGTGGGAAGCACTTGCAGAGATGAGTAAGGAATCCTTTGCACACTTGCGCCTACTATGGGAGTACAAGTATGGTAAGCCGAAAGAGCAGAAGGATATTAACGTAAAGCAGGAAGTAAACATTCCTGTTATATCTTTCCTGCAACCAGAGGAAACTATTGACATCGAAGCAACAGAGATAAAGGATGAAGAAGGTAAATCTTAATCCTAAATACAACCCTCTGTTTAGAGACCCAAGCAGATACTTTGTAATTACAGGTGGTAGGGGAAGTGGTAAGTCGTTTGGCGTAAACACATTCTTGGTGCTTCTAACATACGAAACAGGGCATCGCATACTGTTTACACGATATACAATGACTTCGGCATCTATGTCTATTATTCCAGAGTTCTTGGAGAAACTTGAACTGATGGGTATTGCAGATAACTTTACTATAACAAAGAACGAGATTATAAATAACCTAACAGGAAGCAGCATTCTGTTTAGTGGTATTAAGACTGCGAGTGGAGACCAAACAGCCAAACTCAAGTCTATTCAAGGTGTTACGACATTTGTCTTGGATGAAGCAGAGGAACTTACAGACGAGGAATCGTTTGAGAAGATAGACTACTCTGTTCGTGCTACTGGAAAGCAGAATCGCTGTATCCTTATCTTAAACCCCACAACTAAACAGCATTGGATATACGAGAGGTTTTTTGAGAATAGAGGCATTACAGACGGTTACAATGGCGTTAAAGAGAACGTCAGCTACATACACACAACCTACCTTGATAACAAGCAACACTTATCTCCATCCTTTGTAGAGCAAGTGGAGGTAATGCGCCAAAGGAGACCAGAGAAGTACAAGCACCAGATATTAGGTGGATGGCTTGAGAAAGCAGAAGGAGTTGTGTTTACTCATTGGGAGATTGGCGATTTTAATAACGAGTACGACACTATCTTTGGACTTGACTTTGGATTCAGCGTTGACCCTTCAACCCTAACTGAAGTTGCGGTAGACAAGCTACGAAAGACTATATGGATAAAAGAACACTTCTATAAAGCTGGACTCTCTACATCTAATATATTTGAGATGTGCCGAAGGTATGCAGGAAACAATCTGATTGTATGCGACAATAGTGAGCCTCGACTTATATCAGAGTTAAAGACAAAAGGACTTAAAAACATTACACCTACTATAAAAAAGAAAGGTAGCATCTTATCAGGCATCGCTCTTATGCAAGACTACAATATAATAATCGATAAGGACTCTGTGAATTTAATACGAGAGTTTAACAACTATGCTTGGAAACTGAAGGGTAGCATACCACGAGATTCTTGGAATCATGGCGTTGATGCTAGCAGGTACGCAATTCAATACGCCCTTGAAAGAACTGTGCCGAAGGGTATGTATGTACTGCGTTAAAACACGCCATTTGAGCCTTACTGTTTGGGGTTTCAGCGCACTTCTCGCAAAAGATGACCCCAAGTACCACTAGAAATTTAAACGCTCTATTTCGCACTTTTTTCTATTTCCTTTTGTAAGTTAGCCAGCGCCCTCCAAGCTACTTTAGCGGAGTGCCTAATGCCATCAGTATCAATCGTACCTGCTTCAAGTAAATGCCGAGATAGCGCATCTAATTCGTCTCCTGACTTGCTTCTATCCCACGCCAGAGGTTTATCAGGATTGTGTTGTTGCTGACCAGCGTAAGAGCAACGAGCAACTTCTCTTATTGCATCTGGAAAGTAATTCAATACCCCTGTAAAGATTGGAGTTTGCTTTCTGCTAAATTCAATAGGGGTTTCTGTGAATTCAATACCTTGATTGCTTTGCAATTCAATAGGGTTATCTGTGAATTTAACACCCCTGTTTACCTTAAATACACAGGCTTGATTTTCTTCTTGTTTATTGGGTATAGCTTCAATATCCCCTTCTTTATTCCATTTATACATATATTTGCCTTTAAATATCATGATGCAAATATATAAAATATTTTACAAATACTTAACATTGGCTTAACATTGGGTAACATTAGGCTTCGTATGTTTGCATCGAACATAAAAATAAACACAATAATATGGAAATAAAGTATAGTAATAATGACTTTTTAGATTGGTATTTTAGTGGTTCAGACCAAGAAAAAGAGCAAATACTAATATCATTAGGTGAATGGGCTAAAGATATGTTAATGGAAAGTAAAAAATGTATAATTGACATACAAGCATTAAAAGACCAATGTAACATGGATTTGTTCTATGAAGATATGGAATACTTAAAAACACATTAAAATAAACACAAATGAATAAAGATGATTTAATAAACAAAATAACAGATAGGTGGACAGACAATATATATCAAGATATTGTTGATATATTAGAAACCTATACTATTGCATACGACATTGAAGAAGAAGAAGAAATTGTCGATGCAGTAATTAGTAAGATGATTAACATATATAAATAAATACAAATGGAAATACAAATTGAGTTCGGTGGTTTTTATGGCTACCACGATGATTACATAGTAGATAGATGCGACACATTAAGCATTGATACTGATGATATAAATTGGCATAGAACACTCGTTCATTATAGTGTAGCTTGGGTGCATAGGTTTACGGATATGACAGGAATAGAATTGTTTTTTATTGGACTAGACAGTCCACGATACTACAATTACCGCACCGATAATATTATGGCAAAAGTATTGCCTGATGTTGCTGAACACTTGATGACATATATAAATGATGAATTTAAGCAATGGGCAAATCCACAATTAACTTCATGCAGCGGATTTCATTCATTCTATAATGGTATTGATGACTTAATAGAACGCAGTAAAGATGATGATGATGATAAGGCTATCTTACTCGGAATGGTGTGCAATTACTTAATTGAAGTAATGGAGGTAAACGAAGATGTTTACGAATTAGAATATAATATAATAGAGTTAAATGATAAAACAAAATAAAATGAATAACGAAGTTTTAACAGTATTGGAAAATTGCAAAGATTATATTGAGCAAATAAAAGATGATGCACTTGCAAAGCATTTAGTAAAGGAAATTTATAAAACAATAGAAAATGAACGTATCTGCAAAGATACTATATATATACATGAAACAATATCTCTACACCAATCAGATGGAGAGTTATATGTTGAGTATGGCGATGTAGACCATTCTAAAATGCTTGTGTTTAATGTAGGTAATTTGTATAGCGATTTATCGCATTGGATACATTTAGTTAAGAAGGGAAATGCAGATATGCAAAAGATGTACGCAAATAATATAAAAAATTCAATAGATGATTAGTTTAACAACAGGAATTTTATTTTTACTTACACTTATATTGTTGTCAAGATAAGCAATTCAATATATGATTGCTTCGCAATTCAATACCCCCTTCTGTAAATTTAATACCCTATGAATTTAATAGGGGTATGAATTTAATAGGGGGTGTATGCTTGGATTTTGGGTGTGTGGTATTCGCCCTACATGGTGTAGGAATAATCTGACGTTAAGGTGTGGATAGTCCATTTTGCAAATATACAAAATTGTATGTTAACTCAATGTTAAATCTTTGCTTCATTTGGTAACAATTTGGTAACAATTTCTTAACATTGGCTTAACATTGGAAACAAAAAAACTTTGCATATTTGTACTAACAAAAACAAATAGTAATATAAATAAACAAACATGAAAACACAAAACACAAACAACAGAACAAACAAAGTAGTGAAAATTATCGCCTTAACTATTGCAACAGTTTACAGTATTGCAACCGTTATCGGAGTAGCGTATATTCTACTTAACATCGATAAGGTTTCATTTAATTTCTAATAACATGAAGACAATTGACAAACTAACAAAAAAAGCGGTGCACCTACTTTTATATATTATACCGCTATATTTAGCCCTTCGCATAATATTAACACAATAAAACAAAACAAATGGATTTCAAAATAGGGCAAACAATAGTATTTAAGGCATTAACAAGAGATAGCTATAAAAAAGCTACTCGAAAAATAAACGGCTCGCATAGGGGTTCCCCTACGGTTAAATATAATGGTTGGGATAAATTTGTCGTTCAGCCTTATGAAATAATAGAAATATATTAACACAATAAAACACATAAACATGAAACAAACAAAGATAGTACAAATGTTAGGACGCACAGGTCGACCTGTTGCAAATCAATTTTTAATATTTACTAAAGAAGGTACATATTTTCAAAGCTATAAAAGTATCATTGCATTCAAGCCAAACGATGAAAGGCGCATTCAGTTAGACTCTTATTATTGGGATTATTCTGCTACGACTGGCAAATATCGAAACGATTTTCTTGGTGAAGGTATAGCCGACACACGTGCAAAGATAGAAAGCAAACAATACTTTTTAACTAACTTAAATAAATAACATGTACTATATAAACCATAAACACGAAGCATTTGGAACTGAAACAATAGATGAAGCCAAAACAAGAAAAGAAGCGTTATATCTACTTAATGAATACAGGTTAAGTGGTGGCAATTATTATATAAGTAAACGAGAAATATATTAAACATGAAACCAAAACTATACACACAAAGAAACGAATTGACAAAATACGCATTGTGTTGTGGATACGCCCAAACAAGAAACAATAAAACGTTAACGTTTATACACAACGTTTATAAGGTTGCATCATTATATGAGGTTAAGTATTTTGATACATTAAAGCAAGCAAGAAGATATTTGTACACAGGTAAAATAAATTAAAATGAATAGGAATATATTTGAAAATAATTTGCGGATAATTAAAGAAAGCAGGACAAAACAGGGCAAACAAATAAACCACTTGCAGGACAAAGATTTTATTAAGTGGCTGAATAATAACGGTTTGATTAAGTGGATAAAATAAAAATAGGAGTAGAAGTATAGTTTTTTTAGTTTGTTTTGTTTAAAGGGGGTGCTATATGCACTCCTTTTTTTGTACCCATACCAAAAGAATTAACAATAAATTAACACATATTATTTGTGTAGTATAAAAATTATTTGTATCTTTATTGGTTGGACTCTGACGGGGGTCCACCACTCATACCTTATATCTCCACTCTCTACCTACATAATCATTTCCACCTGCCATTCAATTCAATAGGTATGAATTTAATACCCTTACTTGTGAATCTAATACCCTTTTCGTATATTAGCTATGAATTTAATAGGTATGCCAAAACGTAAGATAAAACCAATTCCATTGCATTTACAAGACACCGACAAAGCTCGTAAAGCTATCTCTTGGGCGTTTAGAAGCTATTTAAGAGCATATCCCGTTCCAAGTGGGGATTTGTACCATATTGAAATAGATAATGGCGTAAAACGCCTTAAATCGCCTGAAACGTACAAAAAAGAAGAATTGACTGATGCTTTGTGGCGCATATACATAAAATATTACGACAACCATTTAGAAAAAGTAGGTTATGAATCATAACTGGTTACTCATGTTATTATATAATACATGTTATATTATTTATATAGAGTGCATCATGTTATTACTCTTTATGAAACATAACCTTCTTAAAATGCATATTAAGATACGATACATGTTATTATACATTAAGATATATATTATATATATGTGCCATACGGGCAGATGCATAATCAATAAGTACATTTAAACAACCAATTATTATTTAGATATGAAAACCATAGAATTAGAAATATCAGTTCCAACTGACTTATCAAGCATAACACTTGGACAGTACCAGCGTTATATGAAGGTCATTGAAGAGAACGGAGAAGATGCTGATGATTTCTTGGCGCTAAAGACTATTGAGATATTCTGTGATATATCCTTAAAAGATGTGCTTAACATTCCAGCTAAAGATGCTGACAAGGTATTAAGTATAATCAACAAGGCGTTTGAAGAGAAACCTAATCTAATACGCAGGTTTAACTTACTTGGCGTAGATATGGGATTTGAACCGCAGTTAGAGAATATTGCTCTTGGCGCATATATAGATGTTGAAGATAATATATCGGATTGGAGTAGAATGCACAAGGCGATGGCAGCGTTGTATCGACCTGTCAACTTCAAGCAGAAAGACAAATATACGGTAGCGCCCTATGAACCAAGCGAAGAGGTGTCAAACCTTATGAAGGAAATGCCTCTTGATGTAGTAATGAGTGCTATGGTTTTTTTTTACGATTTAGGGAAGGAGTTGTTGAGAGCTATACCGAACTATATACAGAAAAATCTGACGGAGGAACAGACTTATCAGCTCAAGCAGGCTTTGGCTCAAAATGGGGTTGGTATCAATCAATCTATGCACTCGCTGGAGGAAATATTCTCAACTTTGACGAAATCACCAACCTTCCAATTTTCAAGTGCCTCAACTTCCTAACATTTGAGAAAGAAAAGAATGAACTAGAAGCTGCAATGATAAAGAAAGCATATAAACGATGAAAGAGTTTTACGACCTTATAGATAAATTATACGAAGAGCTAAATTCAAGTGAATTTGTAAGTACCGTTACTTTTGGTAACATTATGGATGTTGACTTGTCCAAGCAGAGTATATTTCCATTATCACACATAAACATTCAGGATGCTGTTTTTGGAGAGCATACAATCACATTCTCGATTCAGGTAATAGCAATGGACTTGGTTGATGAAAGTAAAGAAGATAGATTCGATAGCGATTCTACACCGCATCAAGGATTAGACAATAAACACGATGTGCTAAACACACAGCTTGCGGTAATAAATAGATTGCAGTCTAAATTAAGGCGTGGAGACCTAAACGATGATAACTACGTTTTAGATACCGATGCAACTGCCACTATGTTTGAAGATAGATTTGAAAATCTAATGGCTGGTTGGGCGCTTTCCCTATCTATATCAATTCCTAATAACGTTGTAACTGTCTGCTAATGGAGATTAGATTCAAAAATACTGAAACATACGTTAAATCATTCGCAGAGACGAAACTGATTCAGTACTTCCTTGAATCGTATCAAGCATCAAGACAGAGATTAGGAAAGACAAATGCGCCAGTAAAGTCAAGTGGAGAAGGTGGTGAGTCGTTAAACGTAAGGGTAGAGAACGGAGGTCTTGATATAAACCTATACGGTAACTCTTACCTACAAGGCGTAGACGAGGGTACAGAACCATTTAGTCCTAACGTGAACGCTATAAAGGATTGGATTAGACAGAAACCAGTAACACTAAAGGATTTTAGTGGAAGGGCGATGCCAAGAACAGAATCTAACATAGCAAAGGTCGCATACAAGATTGGCGAGGCTATATCGCTTCGTGGTATTGCACCAGCCAGATATATTGGTGAAGTTGTTGAAAAAGCATTTGAAAATATAGTAGACGGTATGCTACCTCCGCTAAAAGAAGATATAACAGATAAATTAGATGAAATACTAAAAAGTGTCGGCTACACAAAGAAAGGCGATACATACGTTTTTAAAGGGAAATAATGGCAAGAATAATAAACACAAGAAGTCCGTTTTACATAAAGGTTTATCACGCATCACTATTTGAGGCGGAACTTAAACTATACATATATGAAGGCGCAGGAGATTCAACTCCCGACCCTGAAGATTTAAAGTACACCATAGTTAAAGCAGAGTTAGAAGGTAACAATTACGTTGTATTTGAAATATCTGAACTTGTAAGAGACTACATCCAGATAAAGTATGATGGCGAATATGATAGTTATGTAGTTTTGGTAAATCCTATAATTACTGCTTTTGATGTAAACGGTAGCACACTTTCTTCACCAACAGTAACGCCAAGTGATTATTATAACCAATTCATAGCAACAGATGGATATGGATATTTTGAAGAAGGTATCAATCCAGACTTTGATGAAGGACTAATGATGTCTGAAGGTACTATATACAGGGTTAATGACAGAAGTGTGAATATTCCTGTTTACACAGGTAGTACAAATAGCGTAGCGTTTAGATTGAATGGCGAAACTGTATATTCTAAAAATGTTGTTTATACAGACCCTGCAAACCCCACAACATCTGAAGCAATCCAATACATAGCTTCTGATAGCAATTCAACAGCAGACAGCTACAAAGAAAGAGTGTTAGAAGATGGTGGTATACTTGAAGCAAACTCATTACTTGAGGCATTTGAGGATATTGTTGATATAGGCGCTGTTGATGAGGTTTGGGTTAACTACACAAATTCCACAGAAACAAAAACAAAGATACTTAAAGTAAAAACATTCGATTGTTCAAAGTATGAGCCAATAAGAGTTACCTTTGTAAATAAGTATGGCGCACTACAAGACCTATATTTTACAAGAAGAAGCAATGAATCTTTGAATATAAAAAAGGAAGATTATAAGGCTTCTGTAATGGACTTTGCAAACTTCTCTTATGACACTTCAGAGCATCAAATGAGAACATTGAACTTAATAGGTAATGAGAGCATAACGTTAAACACAGACTACATAGATGAGTCTTGCAATGAACATATAAAACAGCTTATGTTATCAGAGCAAGTTTGGATGACAAGGCTTACAGACGAAGAGAAAATTGTACCGTTGAAGCTAAAAACACAATCGCTTCAAATGAAAAAAAGAGTAAACGACAAACTCGTTCAATACAGTATGGAGTTTGATGTTGCAGCAGATAAAATAAACAATATTCGATAATGAATAAAGTTGTACTTTATATAAAAGATGCCGATAACGTTTATCAGGCGGTAGACTTGTTTGAAGATGAAACTATCTCTGTAACATCTAAAATACAGGATATACGAGATATAGCAAAAGTGTTTACTGACTTCTCTCAATCATTTACAATACCTGCCTCAAAAAAGAACAATAAGATATTTAAACATTTTTATAATTACTTTATATCAGAAGGTGCGTTTGATGCGAGAAAAAAAGTAGATGCCCAACTTGAAGTGAACTACATTCCATTTAGAGATGGTAAGATATTTCTCAATGGTGTAAAGATGAAAGAGAACAAGCCATTTGCCTACAACGTAACATTCTTTGGTAATACAGTTACATTAAAGGATTTGCTTGGCGATGATGAATTAGAATCACTTACTTGGCTTGACAATTTCACTTACGATTACGACAACACACAAACAAAATCAAGATTTCAGTCTACCGTATCTGTTACGGTTGATTCAGAAACATTTACAGCTCCAATAATAGTTCCATTGATTACACACACTAAAAGGTTGTTTTGGGATTCGTCTAACAATAATTCACATACACTATCTGGAAATATAGATTATCAAAGTGGCGGAGGAACGCATTTACGAGGTGTTCAATATCAAGATTTAAAACCAGCTATAAGACTTATATATGTTATAAGAGCAATAGAAGAAAAGTATGGTATAGAATTTACAAGAGAATTTTTTGATAGCGATGCTTTTACAGGTGTAGACCATAGAAGCAGAGGTCTTTATATGTGGTTGAGCAGAGAAAAAGGAGGTATTGGTTCTGGTGAGGCAACTGAATATGTATTAAAGAATTTCACACATTCTTCTGGCGATACCCTTGCTGATTTTCAGACATTAAATATAACGCCAAGTATAGAAGATTCTGGTACAGATACGGATTCTGTATTTAAAATAGAAGAATGGGTAGTTGGTACTGGTACAGCAGCGATAGATTATAGAGTTCAGTTTGAATTAACTATAACAACAAGCTCATCTTTACTATATGATTTAAAAGTAATAAACACTTTAGATAACAATGCTACAATAGCTGAATTTAATGGTCAGGATGGAACTCAAACATTTTCATTTGGAAGAAATTTCTCTACTTACGGAGGAACTATATCTGGTATAAAAATGGTTGTTAATGCGGATTCTGCATTCTCCGCAACCACCTCATTGAGAGTTAGGCAAATAAAAGATAGAGCAAAAGGTATTGATTCTACAATAGCAGACGGATATTATACTTCAGACAATGTAGCAACAGTATCTACAATACGACCAACAGAAAGATTACCCAAATTGAAAATATACGATTTTCTTACAGGTATATTCAAGATGTTTAATCTAACAGCTTATTACATTGATGATAGAAATGATGCTGATTATGGCAAAATAAAAGTATTACCTCTTGATGATTATTATGAAGATAATCCATCTATATTTGATATAACAAAATATGTTGATTCAACAGAAACCGACATAGAAGCTACTATACCTTATAGTGAAATTCAGTTTAAATATAAAGACCCAAAGACGTTACTAATGCTTCAGCATAAAGAAGCATTTAACGAAACATTTGGTGATTCAGAATATAAGCCAGTAGATGTTGATAGAGGAAAACCGTATAAGATTGAAGTACCATTTGGACACATAAAGTACGAGAGGATATACGATGACGATAATCCAACAATTATAACTTACATAATGTGGGGGTACTCTGCTGGAGATAACTTTAAGCCAGATGCAGATGCAGACCCCCCAACAGGAGATTATGATTCTGTATTAACAAATCCATTACTGTTTTACGGTATAAGAATCGCAGGTCTTTCACAAAGATTAAGTTGGCTTGAGGGTACGACTCATGATGATTTAAGTAGTTATTGGATGCCATCAAACGGTTCTACAAGAGGTACGACTCAATCATTTCCCGACACAACTGGCTCGGCAACCTCCACAAGTTCTTTTAAGTTAATAGACTCTACTGGTGATTTTTTAGACCAAGCAGGTGTAAATGATGTTGTAGTTAATACAACTGATAGTACCTCAACAAGAGTTGTTTCAGTAGATAGTGATACTCAAATTACTCTTCAAGATGATATATTTACTAGCGGAGACTCTTATAAGATATATGGTGATTCAAGACAGACTATTAACTTTGACTCTGAAATAAACGAATGGTCTGGAGAGGACTACGGTATATATTCAAATTCATTGTTTAATTCATTTTACAAAACATATATACAAGATGTATTCGACCCAAAGAAAAGAATATTCAAACTAACAGCACATTTGCCAAGTAGTATATTACTTAACTACAAGTTAAATGATAGGTTTCAGATTGGAGACAAGGTGTTTACTATAAACTCAATAGATACAAACCTAAAAACAGGTGAATCTAAATTAGAATTATTGAACGTATTATGATAAAACAGATTATAGATTTATTGCAAGTATCTGATTGGTATGGCGTATCTCATAACGTAGACATCGCCAAAGGAATATATAAAGGATGCTCTAGTTGGGATGAAGCAAAGAGACAAGTGAAACGAGTGAAAGAATCTAAAGCATACAAGAATGGCTGAACAAAAGATACTCATATCAATACAGATTAACGACAGTCAGGCTAAAAAGACTAACAAGGCGTTAAAAGTTACTAAAGATAACTTTAATAGCCTTACTGATGCCGAAAAGGCTAAAATCATTGCAGACAAGCAATTAACTTTATCATCTAAAGAGGTAGACAAAGCATTAACGCTTCAAGCGAAAGCTGCCAACAACGCAGCGCAAGCAACTAAAAACGGTAGAACACAGTCTGGTCTTAACAACGCAATCTTACTTGAAACAGGTCGTTTAGCCTCTGATGCAAGTTTTGGTTTTACAGCTATAGCAAACAACTTGTCGCAGGTTGTAACATTATTTAGTTCATTCGTAAAAACACAAGGTGGTGTAATAGCATCATTTAAAGAACTTGGAAGGTCTCTTATGGGTACTGGAGGACTTCTTATATTGGTACAATTACTCATATCTTATGGTGCTGACCTTATTAAGATTTTTGCAAGCACATCGGCAGAAGCTGTTAAACTGAAAGACGTGTTTAAGGATGCTGGAAGTCAGGTTCAGGAAACAGCAGGAAGGTTTCAAACATATATAGCTACATTACAGGATGCTAATGCATCTCAAGAAAAACAGTCTAAAGCTCTAAAGTTATTAAATAAAGAGTTTCCAGATTATATAAAACAGCTTGATAATGCTGGAGTATCTATTGAAAGCGTAAAAAATCAAACAGACGAAGCAACAAAACAGAATATATTATATGAAGAGTCAATAAGAAGGATAGCGAGGTCAAAGGCTGCTCAAAGCGCCATTGAGGAAGAGTCTGCTGCTGAAATTCAAGCTACTTTAGAAACAGAGCGTATTTTACGAGAAACATATAATATGACTTTAGTCGAAGCTCAAGAGGCTACTAAAGTGTATAATGAAGAGCTAAAAAATGGTCAAACTGTTAGTGCTGGTATGGCTGGTTCAGTTGTAATGACTAATACTGCTGTAAACAGACAGTCTGAAAATATAAAAGTTTTAGTAGATAATTTAAAAGTAGAGACCGACCAAAGAAAGAAAAATATACAAATATTAGAGGACTATGTTATTCTTGGAGACAAAGAGACAGAAGGAAGAGGAAACAGAAACAGGGTTTTTAAAGCAGCAGACCTTGACTTTGAGAAGGAAACACAGAAGTCAAGAGAAAGGTTACTCAAGGGTTTTATAAAAGATGAAAAGCTACAAATTAAAATTAAGTTTGATGGAATTAGGGAGAGGGCGACGTTAAAACAGAAGGAGTTTGAAGATGACCAACAAAGAAGATTAGATGAGTTTCTTGCGGTTGAGAAAGACCAAGCAAAAAGATTAGATGCTCAAAGAAGGTTTGATAACGAGATAGCCAAATCTAAAGAATCTTTAAACAAGTATATAAAGCAACTTAACGCAGAGCAGTTAGTAGCCATAGGCAATTTAACAATAGAACAGGCGCAGAAAATAATAGACGCTGATAGAGAATTACAGTTTAAGTTACAGGAAAACAGACAAAGAGCAGCAGACCAAGAAATACTGAATGAAGGTATAAAGGCTGGAAACCTATTTAACTTAAAAAATGAACAGTTAGAAAAGGAAAGAGAAAGATTACAGTTTGCACTTGAAAATGAGAATTTGACCTTTCAAGAGAGAATGAATCTTCAAAATCAGCTTACTAATGTTGAACAGCAGCAAACCAATGCAAGAATAGAAATAGCCGAACTTGAAGCATTATCAAAAAGACAACTTCTCGACCAGACCGCAAATGCCTTAATGGCTTTTGGCGATTTAGCTGGTAAACAAACTGGAGTTGGAAAAGGACTTGCTGTTGCAGGTACACTTATATCTACATATAATGCTGCTCAAAGAGCCTATGAATCGCAGTTCCTGCCAATACCAACTACAAATTCGCCAATAAGAGGTGCTTTAGCTGCTGCTGCCGCTGTTGCATCTGGTCTTGCAAATGTTAAGAATATTTTAAAAGTTAAAACACCTAACGATAAATCTGCTGGTGCAGGTGGAGGAACTACAATTCAGGCACCAGACTTTAATGTAGTAGGCGCATCCCAAGTATCTCAATTAGCAGAGACCGTTGCTGGACAACAGGCAAAACCAGTAAAAGCGTTTGTAGTTGGAAAAGACATTTCAACGCAACAAGAATTAGATAGAAATATAACAAACACCGCATCATTCGGTTAATTCAATAGTATGAAAGTAATAGAATTATTTATAGACGAAGAGGGAGAATTGTCAGGCATTGATGCTATATCAATAGTCGAGCAACCAGCAATAGAAGAAAATTTTGTTGCTTTAAAAGATGAACTTAAAGTAGAGTTAGCTGATGTTGATAAGGATAAGCGTATTCTTATGGGCGCTGCTCTAATACCTAATAAAAAGATATACAGAAAAAGTAGAGAAGATGAGTATTATATATACTTCTCTGAAGATACTGTGCGTAGAGCATCTGAACTATTCTTAATGAAGGGGAATCAGAATAAATCTACTTTAGAGCATCAGGCGCAACTATCAGGTATGTCTGTTGTAGAATCTTGGATTATAGAGGATGATACACATGATAAATCTCGTAAGTATGGATTGAATATGCCCGTTGGTACTTGGATGGTCTCTATGAAGGTCAACAATGAAGAGGTTTGGCAAAATTACGTTAAGACAGGTAAGGTGAAGGGGTTCTCAATAGAGGGCTACTTCACCGACAAGATTGCTAGGTCAATGATTCAGAAAGAGAATGATGCTGCTGAAGTATTGTTGGAGATTGCTGATAGCATTGAAGCTGGAAAGCTAAATCTAAAAACATACGGAGATTACGGAAGTGGTGTTAGAAATAACGCCAAGAGAGGAATTGAGCTAAACAAAAAGGTAAATAACCGTTGCGCAACCTCTGTGGGAAAAATAAGAGCGCAGCAGTTGTCAAGGGGTGAAAAATTGAGTGTGTCCACGATTAAGAGGATGTATTCATATCTTTCAAGGGCAGCCGAATACTATGACCCAAGTGATTCAAAGGCTTGTGGTACTATTTCATATTTATTGTGGGGAGGTAAGGCTGGACTTGCTTGGAGTAGAGGTAAACTAAAAGAATTAGGTGAAATTGAGTTGGCATCTAAAAGGATTGATAACAGACTTGCTTACGACACAAAAGAACAGGCTTTAAAGGTAGCTAAAGATATTGGTTGTGATGGCTACCACGTTCACAAATTTGACGGTAAAGATTGGTATATGCCCTGTAAAGAACACAAATTAGCAGAATACGATGACAAAGGAAGAATTAAACGAAGCAAGAAAGCACCAGATTCCGATACTCCAAATCCTAATCCAAAACGAGGAAGCAAACGCAATCCAAAGGGTGCTGCTGGGAAGTCAAGGGGAGTTACTGTACCCGACAGAGTGTTAAAGTCTCTTCAGAAGAAAGCAGATGACTTTAATGAGAAATACAAAGCTAAAAAAGGATATGGAACTACTGTTGGGCAACTGAAGTCTGTATATCAGCGTGGTGTTGGCGCATTTCAAACATCTCATAGTCCTGCTGTAAAGTCAGCCGAGCAATGGGCGCAGGCTAGAGTAAACGCCTATATATACCTTTTAAAGAACGGTAGACCGCAAAATGCTAAATACACTACCGATTACGATTTACTACCAAAGAAACACCCTAAATCAAGTAAGAAATGAAAAGTAAAGAAACAGTAGGACAGCAAGTACCAACAAACTCAAAGAGAGGTTGCTTGTGTAAAAACGGAAAGACATACTCAAGAAGATGCTGTGATGGCACTTTAAGAGCGCAAGGCATTGGTAAAATACGTGCCTAAAAATCTAACAGGTTGTTTAATACTTGTTATTTATCTATAACTATAACTGTTAATTAACATAATATGGAGAGTAAAGCTACAAACATTTTGAATGATATTATGCAAAAACTCTCTGCTATTAGTGAGCCAGAAACGAAAGAGGTTGAGAACATCGAAGTTGCAGCCGAAGAAGTTACTGAAACTCCAGAAGTAGAGGAAGTTGCATTATCTGAAGATTCTGTTGAGGAAGTTGCTACTGAAGAAGTAGAGGCTGCTCTTGATGCTGAATCAACTGAAGAAGTTGAGTTAGCTGAAGAATCCGAAGAAGAAGCTACTGAATTGGAAGAAGAAGTTTCCGAAGAAGTAGAACTAATGGAAGGTTATGTGAAGGAAGAGGATTTCAACTCTAAAATCGCAGAACTCGAAGATATGATTAAGTCTATCAAAGAAGATATGATGGTTGAGTACAGTAAGGTTGAGCAAGAAAAGGCTGAACTTTCATCTCAAGTCGAAAAGCTATCTGCTGAACCAGCAGCCGAGCCAATCGCACACGCACCATCAGAAAAAACTGAACAAAAAGAGGTGGTTAAATTCGGTCAGAATCGCCCTGCTAGTACACTTGACCGAGTATTTTCAAAACTAATATAATATAAAAATGAGTAATCAAAAAGTAAATCTATACGCTGGTAATGGTTCTGTTGATACCATCACCTCTACTTACGCTGGAGAGTTTGCAGGAAAATACATTTCTGCTGCCCTCTTGACAGGTAAAACATTAGCTGAAGGTGCAATCACCATCAAACCTAATGTAAAATATAAAGAAGTCGTAAAGAAAGTTGCTTCAACTAACTTTATCGCTGATGCTTCTTGTGATTTTTCTGCTACTGCTGATGCGCTTACACTTACAGAGCGTATTCTTCAGCCAGAAGAGTTCCAAGTTAACCTAGAGCTTTGTAAAAAAGACTTTAGAGCAGACTGGGAAGCTGTACAAATGGGATATTCTGCATTTGACAAACTACCTGCATCTTTCTCTGACTTTATTCTAGGACACGTTTCTGCTAAAGTTGCTGAAAAGACAGAGCAAAACATCTGGGGTGGTGTAAACGCTAACGCTGGTGAATTTGACGGTATTACAGTTCTTGCTGCTGCTGATGGAGACGTAAACGATGCTGCTAATGGCTCTGAAACATCTTTCAGTTCTTCTAACATTGCAACACTTCTTGGAAACGTAGTTGATGCTGTTCCTTCTGCTGTTTATGGTAAAGAAGATTTGACTATCTACCTTCCAACTGTTGCATTGCAATCTTATGTTCGTTCATTAGGTGGTTTTGCCACAGGCGGACAAGGTGCTGCTGGTGTTAACGCACAAGGAAGTCAATGGTACAATCAAGGGAATGCACTTTCTTTTGAAGGTATTAAAATCCAACATGCACCAGGAATGCCATCTGACCACATCGTTGCTGGTGAGGCTTCTAACATCTTCTTCGGTACAGGTCTATTAAGCGACCACAACGAAGTAAAAGTAATCGACATGGCTGACATTGATGGAAGCCAGAATGTACGTATCATCATGCGATATACAGCAGGTGTACAATACGGTATCGGTTCTGACTTGACGTTACTGACGTTAGCATAATAATTGTTTAATCGAAAGGGGTGGCTAATCCTGCCCCTTTTACTAAAAAAGTAAAACTATGGCTTGTGATTTAACTGGCGGAAGATTAAGACCTTGTAAGGATGCTGTCGGTGGTATTAAGAAACTACACTTTGTAGATTTCGGTGATTTAGGAACTTTAACCTATGGTTCTAGTGATGAGATTACTGATATGACTGGTACTTTCGATTATCATACTTATGATGTTAAAGGTAATTCTTCGCTTGAAACAAACATTACATCTTCTATGGAGAATGGAACAACATTCTTTGAGCAGGTGTTAAGCGTTACATTGTTTAAGCTAACTAAAGAGGACAATAAAGAATTGAAGTTAATGGCGTATGGTAGACCACACGTTGTTGTACAAACATTTGATGACAAGTTCTTGTTGGTTGGCGCTGACAATGGTTCTGACGTAACTGGCGGTACTGCTGTAACTGGTACTGCAATGGGAGACCTAAATGGCTACACACTAACTTTAACTGCTAATGAAATCCGTATGCCATCTTTCGTAGATGGAGGTACTGATGCAGACCCATTTGCAGGTATGACAAGTGCTACTGCTACTGAATCTACTCAAAGAGACCCTTCATAAATTTAATAGGGTTGTGAATCTAAAAGGGGTTGCTTATGCGACCCTTTTTTTGTATCTTTGAAACAAATAACAATTTGATTGTTACTTTGATATGCACATATTACAAGCGATAGACTCGGTACAGAATATAAAGATTAAGCCAAGAAAAACTGTTTTATCTGGTAGCTGTATTGTTGAGATGACTAACAAATCAGAAAGAAGGACATTTGAATATACTGTCTCTCATAGTTACGACTCATCAACAAACATAACCACGTTAAGCTTTGCATTTCCTAATCTTATAGCCGAATCATATTACAGTATTGTAGTTAAAGATGATGTTGGAGATATTTACAGAGGAATGGCTTATGTAACAGACCAAACTGATTTTGATAAATATGAGGTTGGTAAAGGAGATTACATAGTTGAACAAACATTTGACAACGACTTTATTGTAATAGGAGATGAGAGTGGTGGAGTAACGCCATCACCAAGCGATGTTACATTGTGTTACGATACTTCGGCTATGGATGCGCTAACATCAGCATTTAAGATATGTGATTTATACTGCGTTACAATAGACGAGGTTAATTACGATGATTGGTATTTACCATCAAAAGAAGAAGCTGAAGAGTTATATAGACATATAGGGCGTATCAATCAAGTTGCTACACAATACGGATATGACCCATATTATGTTCCAGAAGTGGTAGGAACACCATCTGGTCCTAGTCAAACAAATTTATATTATTGGACATCAACAGAAAGAGTTGAATCACCAAGCAGAGCTTATGTTTATCAAAGATGGTTTTATAATTCACCAATATCAAATTTAACAAAGGACATTCCAGAGAATTGCTACTTATCTGAAGTAAATTGTGGTGGTGCGTATTACAACACTAAAAAGACAAGGGTTAGACCTGTAAGATTTGAAGCTGGAGTAAGTGGAAGTGTTGGAGATGGTTTAACTACAAAGGGTTATGGAGGTATTGTTGCTGGCGCATATACTCTTAATGGAGTAGAGGGTGCATTGATAATTTCCCCAACAGAACCTAAATCTGAAGATGCTTACACACAATGGAGTGATTTAGGACAAACAACAACGGGAGTTACAAGCGAAACTGACGGACAAGCAAATACAATAGCAGCATTAGCATTAGGAGCATAAGAAATGGCAAAAAAAGCAAGACATTACGCAAAGAAAAGACCTATTATGAATAATAAAGAAGAAGGTAAAATACATATTGTTCAACTCGGTTCTTATTCAAGACCAGAGATTAAAGAATACTATAACGATGATTTCGTTGCTTATGGTGAGGACAATGACTATTTCACCTACCTGATAGACAGGTACAACGGAAGTCCAACAAACAATGCTGCAATCAATGGCATTTCTGAAATGATATATGGAAGAGGTCTTGATGCAACAGACAGTAAAGAGAATGAGTCTGGATATAAGGAGATGAAAGAACTCCTTAAAAAAGATGTAATTAAGCGAATTACCCACGATTATAAAATGATGGGTCAAGCTGCGTTGCAAGTTATATACACTAAAGACCGCTCTAAAATCGCACAGGTAGAGCATATACCAGTAGAGACGTTAAGAGCCGAGAAATGTAACTCTAAAGGCGAAATAGAGGCATATTACTACCATTCTGATTGGAGTACAGCAAGTACAGGAGATAAGCTAACTAGAATACCTGCATTTGGATTCTCTAATGCTGCTATTGAGATACTTTACATAAAGCCATATCGTGCTGGGTATAAATACTATTCGCCAGTAGACTATCAGGGAGGATTACAGTATGCAGAGTTAGAAGAAGAGATTGCAAACTATCACATCAATAATATTCAGAATGGATTAAGTCCATCTATGCTTATCAACTTTAACAATGGTACGCCAGATGCAGAACAGAGAGATGCCATAGAGAATAGCATTATCAATAAATTTAGTGGTAGTTCTAACGCAGGTAGATTTATTTTGGCGTTTAACGATAGTAAGGAGTTAGCAGCTACTATTGAGCCAGTACAGTTATCAGATGCACACCAGCAGTATCAGTTCTTATCTGACGAAAGCATGCGTAAAGTAATGGTATCACACCGTATCGTATCACCTATGCTTGTCGGCATTAAGGACACATCTGGTTTAGGTAATAATGCGGAGGAATTACAGACTGCATCTGTACTTATGGATAACACCGTAATCAGACCAATGCAAGTTACTATTCTTGATGAACTTGAGAAGATACTTGAGTACAACGGAATTGAATTAGACATCTATTTTAAGACCCTACAACCGCTTGAATTTACTGACTTGACTAATGCTATCAGCGAAGCCGAGATAGAGAAGGAAACAGGCGTTAAAAAGGATATAGAGGAAGAAGTCAAAGAAAAGGTAGAAGAACAAATTGAAGATGTAGAATAATGGCAACAGCAATATTTATAAAGAGAAGCGACCTTATCAAGAATACTGCATTAAGCGGTTCGATTGATACTGATAAATTTATTCAGTTCATTAAGATTGCACAAGAGATACACATTCAAAACTATTTAGGAAGCGACCTGTATGATAAGATTAGTGCAGATATTATTGCCAGTTCTCTTGAAGGAGATTATTTGGCGCTAGTAAACGACTATATACAACCCATGCTTATTCATTATGCTATGGTTGAGTACCTTCCGTTTGCGTCTTATACTATTGCTAATGGAGGTGTATTTAAGCACAGTTCTGAAAACAGTACTATTGTAGACAAGCAAGAGATTGATTCGCTTATAGCAAAGGAGAGGGATTATGCAGAGTATTATACTCAAAGGTTAATTGACTATTTAAGTTTCAATGCGCCAAGTAAATTCCCAGAATATTATAGTAATTCTAACGAGGAGATATATCCTGATAAAAACGCTTTATTTAACGGATGGATGCTGTAAGTAAGTACAAACCAAAGAAGGATAACGAAATAAAGTTAAAGTATTATTTAAACAAAGAAAGAAATGGCAACAGGTTGGGGAAAGATAATAAATGCGATAGGTTTCGGCAAAGTCTACAAAAGTAGTTGGGTTGGAGAATATCCTTTTATAAATATTGTAGGTGAAGCAAATGATTATAGAAAAAGAGTATTAGACGATAGCGGTACTATTGAAGCACAAGAGAGTTTAGTAGACACCCTTCATAACACAGTAAAACAATGAGCATATACGATAAAGCAACTTTAGTACAGATACCAAGCGGTTACAAAGCAAGTGGTGCTAAACTCTATTCAGTCCTACCTGCTAATGGAGATGGCGATTTTACAGTATCAGCAGATGCAGATGCTACAAGAGTAAACTCTGATGGGCTTATAGAAAGTACAGCAGCAAACCAAGCAAGGTTAAGCAGAAACTTTATAGACGGAGTAGTACAGCCTGACCCTTTCTTACTTTTAGAGCCTTCAAGGACTAATGTAATAACAAGGTCAGAAGAATTTAATTTATGGGGAGACACAGGAGTTACGGTAACAGCTAATGATACAATAGCACCAACAGGCGCACAAACCGCAGACCTTTTAACTTCAAGTGCGAATAATTGGAGAAGAAGCTTTGTTTATGGGGTTTCAAATGGAACTGTTTATTCGTTTAGTTGCTTTGTAAAAAAACACACCACTACTGATAATATAAGATTTGAACTTTACAGGGGTGCAAATGCAAGTAATTTAGACTTTGAATTTAGCACAGAAACATTAAGTGCATCAGATGCAAATTTAACCAATTTAAAGGTTGAAAATTATCCTAATGATTGGTATAGGGTAAGTTGTAAATTTACTGCTAACGGAACGAGTGCAATAGTATATGCATATCCATCACAGGGATATGGAAGTTCGGGAAGTGCGTATTATTGGGGTGCGCAAGTCGAAGCAGGAAGCTATGCAACATCCTACATACCAACAAGTGGTTCATCAGTTACAAGGACAGCAGACACTTGTAAAAAAATAAACTTTGCTGATATGCCTACTGATTACCCTTTTACTGCATTTTGGCAAGGAAGGATTGATGATTATGACAGTAGTGGGTTTACATCACAAGTACCATTTTCTCTTGCTGCAACAGGCACATTTAACTGTTATTTTGGATTAAACTTTTATAGTACAAGTCAATTAACATTAAGAAGAAGAAATGATAGCGACAATAGTGTTTTTGTATCGTTTACAAGTGATAAAGACACTACATACAAGATAGCTATATGCTTTATATCTGCAACTGCTACTAAAATATATATAAACGGAACAGAGGTGCTTGATAGTACAAGTTTAACTTCTGTACCATACATAGGTGCAGATACACCTGACAGCGTACTTATCGGTCAATTAAGAGATAATACAGATACAGGAAAAAGAAATAGTTGCGACCAATTTATCTTATTTAACGAAGCACTATCAAACAGCGAACTAGAAACAATAACAAGCTATGACAGCTTTGGGCAAATGGCGAAAGCATTATTATATACAATAGAATAATATGGCAACAAAACTTAAATTAGGAACAGATAATAATTGGGCTACAAAGGTAGATAAGTTGTTAGCTTACAATGATGAAAATGGCAACTTTAAACCTATTCAGTTTGATGCCGATAGGGCAAGCACAGCAACAAGGGTAAATAAAGCAGGTCTTATTGAAAACGTAGAACCCAACAGACCAAGAGTAGAGTTTGATGGTAACGATGGTTATTTGTTGTTAGAGCCTAGTAGGACTAATTTACTCACTTATTCAGAAGATTTTACTCAATGGGCAAACACAGGAAGTGAAACTACTGATACTGCCGATTCTGCAATATCGCTTGATGGTTCGTTAAATGCTACAAAACTTCAAGAAGCTAATAGTAATTTTGGCTATCACAGATTAAGCAAAACCATCACAGCTTCATCAGCAACAGATTATGCTTTAAGTATTTTTGTTAAAAAAGGA